AAACTTCTTACTATCAATTTTACCTTCAGTAATTTCTACTGATTCCAATGTAGCTTCATCTAGTATTTCTAATTCTTTTTCTTCATCTAAAGGAAATCTTTCCTCTTTTCTAATCTTGTTTAATTGGTCTGCTTTGTAACCATGTTTAGTCATCAATCTAGTCATAGCCATTGTAGATACAAATGGTATGTTACCACCATATAATTTTTCTAAAGCATTTTTATTACTATCAAACTTTGTAAACAACTGACCTAATTTGTTTGCATTATCAATAGAGATTGTTTTACCTCTCATTGGTTCATATTGTTTTTTAAGAACAGCTATCTGTGCGTCACTAAAACTTTCGTCTAGTGTTTCAACTAACTTTGATAATTGATTAATGTTTGCATGTTTGATGGCCAACTGTGTTGGTATGTCCATCTTTTTAATCATATCTTTAACAGACGGCGTTACATCTTTAGCAGTCTTTCTCATCCACAATTGCTTGATGTTTGCAATTTGTGTATCGTTTAATTTTGATTTTAAATAATCGTTTTCTTGTACTTGTACCTGAGCGTAAGCTTCGGCCATTGTTTGTCTGTATTTACTCATTAGTTATCTACCTTTGCTCCTGCTCTCCATTGATAACATGACCAGTATCTTGCTTTCCATTTAGGACCAGGATTATCACATCTGTGCCTTGCTCTAAATGACTTTCTTCTAGCCGGATTATCTCTTTTGATACTTAAACCTGTTGTGTCGCCAAAAGAAACTTTGACAACATTCCCTTGGTCGTTTTTAACATAGACATAAAACTTCTTTGAACCACCTCTAACGGGGTCGTTAAGTTTTACTGTCTTACCTTGGTATTCAGCTTCGTAAATACCTTCTTGCTCGTGCTCAAATATGCACTCTTCACATGCTTCATCTATGTTGTCGAATTCTTTAAATGTTTTCATTATAGTTTTTCTATCATTCTGGCAACCACCTCTGTAAGCTTCGCCTTCCATCCTTCTTTATATCGTTCCCTATATTTATTCATTGTAGACTCTGTACTTGCCCATTCTTTTACATCTTTTTCAGATGGCTTTTCTTTTTCTCTATCCAAGAAGCCTTTGACTTTTTTAATAGGGTTTTCTTGACCAGGTGTTGTGTCAATTGTATGTTTTGTGTACTCTGGTGTACCGATTTCAAACACTTCACCATACATTTGTTTATATTTCTTCGTATGAATACTTGTTTTAGTCTTAGCATCCTTGTCACCAGGTGCTGGTTTGTTATCATTCTTTGTAGTATCTTTCTTCTTAAAGTGGTCTGCTCTCTTACTTTTTACATCTTTTGATAACTGTTTGTAATACTTTTTAGGTTGTGTGCCATCTTTTTTCTTAACATCTCTATCTTGTGGTTGAGCATCCATATCTTCTTTGACCTCTGATACGGCTTCAAATCCATAGTCAACATTTAAATTATGTTCTCTCATCTCGGCCTCTCTATTAGTTGTAGATACAGGAATACAATCCCATATCCATGCTTTATGCAAATTGTTTTTACTATCTTCAACTACAATATAATTGGTACCTTTTCTGACAACTGTACCTTGTAGGTCTTCTTTGATGTAATCTACTGTATCGCCGATATTAAATATCTGTTCTCTGATATAGAGGTCTCTAATTTGTTGTTGTTCAAATGCTTCTAAACTAGCAACTGGTTTTAAATTTCTCATATGTAAATAGTTAGCAGCTAGGTTCATACCTTTTCTAACTTGTTTCATAATCTCATCTGCTTTCACACCTCTTGGTAAACCTTTTTCAAAACTTTTAAGGTCACCCTTGGCAGCTGCAGCTCTCATCTTACTAGCACTCATACCTGAAGCACCCTCGGCATCGGGGTCCCTCTCACCAGCAGAAACTACTTTAATACTATCAAAGTCATACATACCATGTCTTGAAGATACGCCATTGTATTTCTTTAATATAGTTTCGAATTCTCTTACTCTATCTGAACCTGCAACCATAGTTACATCTGTATAACCTTTTTTGTAAAGGTCAGTTGCAATGTCAAGTACCATGTTAGTCTTATTGATTTCAATGTTTCTTGCATGAGTAGGAAACATCTTTCTCATAATAGATAACTTATCTCTAGGAGATAATGGATTCTTTTTAGGGTCATTACTTCTACTTAAAAATACTTTGTAATCATTTGTTGGTAATGATTTGACTTTGTTAATAAGTTTTTCGTGACCAATTGTAGGTGGATTAAATCTACCAAATGCAAATGCAACTGATTTACCTTTTGCTTCATGCATTTCTAAATCATCTATCTCTTTGTCAGTTACTTTACCGTCATCTAAAATTGCCTTACACTTCTTGTAGAATTTTAGGTAATGGTATTTCTCTAACATTTTGTAAATAACATTTTTAGGTAATCTGTTTTTAATTCCATATTTTCTAATTTCGTCTGGCGACATATCTTTATCAAATGCAGCTCTTCTATCTGCGTCAACACCGTCACCGATTTTAATAATATCTCTGATACTATCTTCAATCTCTTCTAATTTTTCATTGATTAGTTCTTGTAGATTTAATATATCATCTGGTGATAGTTCTTCAAGTTCTCTGTAATCAATAATATCTCTTTTAAGTTCTCCTTTTACAACATCAATCTCTTGTACTTTTCTTTCAAAGTCTTTTAGATACATTGACTTATCAAAGGTAAAATCTTCTGGTCTTTTGATAAATTTATTATTCTCTATATCAAATACTGCGTCTGCTTTCTTCTCTTGGTCATTATAAGTTTGAATATCTGTAATGAAATAGAAGTTAATAGGGTGTTGTGTGCCAGGTATTAATTTACCTTGTACACTATCTGGCGAAGCAGCTGATAAATATTTTTTAGAAAGTCTAACTCTTTCGTCTTCTCTCTTATCTTTTGGTACATTAAACAATATATTTAAATCTAAATCTGCGTCTGCTCTGTACCTTTTAGTAAGAATAGAACCAATAAGACCAACCTTAACAACAGGATATTCTGTTTCAAACATCTCTATTTGTTTATCAATTAATGCCTTAACACTTGGCTTAATTGTAGGGTTGTTAGTATCAGCACCATCAAACACAGCCTTAGCATATGTTTTTCTAGGTATATCTATGATACTTTCTTTAAATGTTTTCATCTTCTTCTTAATCTTCTCTCTGTGGCCATCCACCTTTTTGCTGTGTATGACTTAATTTTATTAGACAATAATCTTCTTACTGCTTGAGAGCATTTGTTCATAACAACTGTAGTAAGTTCTTTATCATCTTTACTATTGTCAATGATAATCATGTTACTCATACCGAATGTATTTTGAAACTTACCAATATTAGATTGCACCTGTTCCCAGGACTTTCTAGTAATATATTCTGGTACACTTCGTTCTCTTTTAGCATTTCTTTCTAACGCAACTTCTAATGTTGTGTTTACAAATATCATGTAACTATCATAACCTAATTGGTCTAACAATGCTTTTTGTTCTTTAATCTTATCGTAATCTCTACCTGTACCATCAATGACTAAACCTAATCTACCTTTAAGAGATAAATCCATTTGATTACTTGTTGTAGCCTTTGCTCTATCTCTAATAATATCTCTAGCTTCTGCCTCGTCTTCAGGCATTTTTAATGATAGACCATTTTTCTTTAATGACCTTTCAAATGCATTATCTGAATTGATAGTTTTTAAACCAGTACCACCGAATGCTCTATTTGTAACAAATGATTTACCAGAGCCAGGTCCACCTGCAAGGAAAAATGCCTTGAAGATATTAGGGTCATATAACCCCTCTTGTAATTCTTGAAATCTTATGTCGTCAAACTTTTTCATGTTACTTTCTTTATTATTTCCTTTGCTATTAATTCTGGTGTACTACCCTCTGCTTTAATATTTATTATCTCATCTTTGTAATAAGTTAATAAAGGTTCTGTTTCTCTGTGGTACACTTTAATTCTATTCTTTATAATCTCTGGTTTGTCATCTGCTCTGCCTCTGGAAGTTAGTCTTTTGATGACCTCTTTTTCAGATACCACAAGATTAATAACATAGTCATATTCGATTCCCTTATCTTCCATTGCTTTTGCTTGTTCAGTATTTCTAGGGAAACCGTCAAACACATAACCTTTCATGGCGTCTGGTTGTTTCATTCTTTCTTTTACTGCGTCTATAACTATTGGTGTTGGTGCAAATTCTCCTTTTGCCAATAGTTCTCTAACTTTTTTACCGTCAGGTGTATTCTTTTTTGATAATGCTCTCATCATATCACCTGTGTATATGTGAGCAATACCTAATTCTTTCTTTAACAATTCAGAATATGTTGATTTACCAGAACCAGGACCACCTATCATAATAATTTTAGGTCCATTGATTGCTTCAAAGAAGTATTGCTTAAATGATTTCATTTGCTCTTTTTATATCCTGTTCCTGTTTGTCTATTACCCCATCTTTTTTGCCAAGCATATTGACTCATCTTAACACCAAGTGTTTCAATGATATTATAATACCAATCTAAAATTCTTATCATTAATTCCAACCTTTCGGCATAGTAAAGTTTTGCCTACTAAACTCTAATCTATCTACAAGTTTAATTGCACCTGCAACTTTATCAACTGCAACATAACCCTCTGGTGCTGTTACTCTATAACCTGTTGATGTTCTAATGAAGTTACCGATACTTTGTATCTGATTCATCTTTTGTAATAAGGTAGTTTTTGCCACACCTAATGTAATGTGTGAGGCAATGGCAAAGTATAATGCTTGTTTATTTCTATCAATAAACTGTAGACCATCTTTCTTTGCTTTAATAAATTTTTCTTTACCTTTTGGTGTTTTTCTACTATCTATTTCATTCTGTAATACACTCTCAAAGTAATCTCTAAATTGTTTTTGCATTACTGCAACTTTATCCATACTACTATTTGAATTTCTAATAAAATGATTGAAGTATGTTTTTAATCTGTAACCTACAGATAGGTCATCTGTTATATTTTTACTCATTAAGTTTAAAATAGGAGCAGCCTTTTTAAGAGAGCCTTCAGCCATTCTTATCTGTGCGTCAAATTTAGATAACTCTGATTTAGGAAATAATACAGCAGTTTCTTTATAAGCTGCACTTGCCAAAAATACATTTCTGTTTGATGAACCTGTTACTGTACCAAAACTGGCAGATAAACTATCCATCTTCTTACCATTGTATTGTGTATGAAATACAATTCCCATCTTGGCATTAGCAATTCTTTTACCAATTCCACTATTTTGTGGTACTGCATATGTAATGGTGTTAGGTGTAAAAGATAACATCTTTTCACCGTCTATAGAGATTACTTTCTTATCATCTGTAAACAACAAGTCGCCTTGTAGAATACCTTTGATGTTTAATCTTTTTAAATTTGCAAGGCAAACTTCTAGTTTCTGTGCAACCACACCACCATGGTTTCTACGAATGTCTGAAACTGTGTAATTAATTTTAGGGGATTTGTTGAATACTGATTTAGTACCTACAAAGAATTTACCATTTTCTGGATTGATACCACAAATGATAGCAGGCGCACCGTCCCATTTAACAGTTATATTTGTTTTACTACCAGTAGTACCGGCCAGCATATTTCTAACTGATTTTAGGAAGTTTATTGCGTTGTCACCACCTACTGCACCTCTATTGATGATATCATCTTCTAGGTGTTCTAGGTGTGTATTCTTATCCTGTGTAAGGAAACCTTTAAAATTAAACATTTTTCTCTCTCATTTTTATCCATTATACTATAAATTGAAGACTTTGGCAAGCCCCCCCAAGCAAATTCATTAACAAATATACTACTATTTATAAGATTATTCAAGTTTGAGGTAAGGTCCAGCGAAATTAGATTTAGAGGCAGAATATAAGAATATATCTGTCATTACATTGTTTCTCTGTTTAGTTGGTAGATTTATAACTCTATCTACTAATAGAATACCAAGATATTTTGAATATTTCCAAGGATTAGGTGCTCTATACCATCTAGCTATAAAACCTTTTTGAGTTTTATCAAGACCCTTTACTTTTAATTTTTTTGCTGTATTATAAAACTCTGTAAAGTATCCACTATTTGGTGCTGTTGCAAACCTGGCAGATACTTGACTTTCTGGTAATGGTTTCACACCATTGGCTTTCAATATAAAGTTTAAAGGTCCTAATGATATTTTACCTTGGTTAGCAGTAGCGCCTTTTCCTTCACCTTGCCAACCAGTTAATGATGTACCACCAAATGACCTGAATTGTGTTTTACCTTTACTATGTTCAAGATAAACATCCATACTATCAAACATATCAGTTTTATTGTTTGCAACAATCTGGTAACCTGTATATGAAACGGATGATTTATTATCTGACATATTATTTTCAGTTAATTTAGCTCTAACACCCTCAATTTTCTTTAGTGAAACGCCAACAATATCTTTTGATTTAATATATTTTAACATCAAGTTATTTAAACCTTGAATAGTTGTCGCTTGACTAATCTCGGTTCTAACAGCCATTTTACCTCTATTGCTAAACATGTAAATATCAGCAGGAGACCATTTGTTTAAATTACCAAATGCTTTCTCTCTACTGTTTATTTCTTTAAATTTTTTTTCAATCATATCTACAGTAGATGAACCTCTGTGAAATTCATAAACACCTTTACATTGTTCAAAGAGTTTATTTGCACCTAGAATAGATGAATAATGCCAATGATACGGCAAATCTAATAACTCTTCAAACTTAGCAGATACATCACAATGTTTAAAGGCTTCAATAAAATCTTTTTTACTTGGCGCTTTGTTTATGTTCATCTGTTTTTTGTAAACATAGTAAACAAGGCCAGCATATAAACATTGTGCTGATTCATTTCGTTCAGTTTCTTCAGCACCACCTCCTGAACCTTTACCACCACCAAAATCAGAGGATTTAAATAGGTCTGATAGTTTTAATTCAGCACCGTTACTGGCTTTGAATAAGGGTTTACCTCTATAATTATTTTGTATAGTGGTAATTTTACCGTCTTTAAACAAACCCTCTAACTCTTTAGTGAGATAATTTAAAGTGACCTCTGCGGTCGATTTGTTTAAGGTAAACTTGTCTTTATTTGCAATCTTACTAACAAGAGCTGTCCACCTAGGCACAGTTGTGCCTGTAAACTCTTTTAGTAAATCGTCAAATTTAATTTCTGCCATTTAAAACTCCTTATACTATTTAGGAGTTTTTGGCAAGTGCTATCCTGGCTTATCGGAGAAGTATTTGATTTTGTTTGGTACACCGTCCCAATCTTTGGCGTCTTTAGGTACATCTTCAGGTCTACCCTCGTCTATGTTTGGCCAGATATTAGAATACTTGGTATTAATATTCAACCATGTTTCAAGTTCATTATCTTTTAGATGGCTGTCGGGAACAATTGCGTTAACAGGACATTCTGGTTCACATACACCACAATCAATACATTCATCAGGATTAATTACGAGCATATTTTCTCCCTCGTAAAAACAATCCACCGGACACACATCTACACATGTCATATGTTTACATTTGATACAATTTTCTGTGACTAGATAGGTCACTCGGTCCAGTTCCAAAGAAACCTTGGAATACCACCGTTCACAGTCCAGACTTTGTGTTCATTCTGGAAATCTGCAAGTTGGTTAGCGTCTTCTTCAAAGAAGTATTTACCAACAATATTTTTTGTAGGGTCTTCTATTACATGCCATAATATTTTTCTACCCTCTTTAATCATTTCAACTGTGTAACTCAATTGTTTACTTAAACCTCCACCTGGTCTCTTATCGCCTTTATGAAATCTTACTTTTTGTTTTTTTCTAGTCTTTACCATATACTACAATTTAAAATCACTAAACTTATTATAAGCATCCTCTTTTTCTTCTACTTGACCTGAATCAACAATGTTTTGACTTGCTTGTTGTACATCATACAATCTCATTTTGGCTCTGTCAACACCAATAATAAATGCACGATTAACGCTTGGGTCATTGTATCTGTTCTTCAACTGTTTTACTTTCATCTGACCTAATGCCTCTAGTTCTTCGTTTGACATTAAGGCAAACATAAAGTCAGCAGTTGCCGGAAGGCCAAAAGATTCGGAAGTATCTTCAAGACCAATGTCAGTTGACACAAAACCAGTTCTTGTTGTTTGTGTTGCACTAAAGATTGGTACATTGTTTTCTACAGCCAAACCTCTTAACTCTTCAGCAATTGCTTTAATATAAAAGTAAGACGAAATATTACCACCTTTAAATCTACTTGAAGCACAAATGTTCAGGTAATCAATAAAGATAACATCAGGTCTAAAGGATTTCTTTAGAGCTAATTCATTAATCAACGATTTAAAATGACCTGCATGAGCAGACGCCGTTGGATATTCTTTTACAATAAGTTGACCTTGTGTTTTTTCTCTCAACTTTTTAATCTTGCCGTCATACAATTGTTTAGGCATTTCGTGTAAATCTTCCATAGTAACATCTAAAAGATTTGCGTCTATTCTTTCAGCAATTCTTTCTTCAGCCATTTCTAAAGTGATATACAATACATTAAGACCTTGTAACAAATAACTTGAAGCAACATGACACATGAATAATGATTTACCAACACCTGTGCCTGCAAGGGCAATATTCAATGTCTTACTAGGGACACCACCTTTGGTAATTCTATTCATGTAATCTAAATCAAACTGATATCTCTTCTCTTTTGTATGATAGAATTTAAATCTAGATTCTGCGTCTTCAATATAATCGTGACCAACTGACTTGTCAAATGATACGGCCAATGCCTCTGATAAAATATGTGGTATTGCTTCTGGTGTTTGTTTCTTATCTTTGTTGTCAAGTATTTTAATACCAGTTAATACTGCATTGTGAACGGCACGGTCTTTACAAAACTTCTCTGTAGTTTCAAGTAACCATTGGTCATCTGCTTCTGTATTTTCTACTGCAACAACATAATCTTTTATGTTTTGTAATTCTTCTTCATTAATATCTCTTCTACTATTAAGTTCAATTAGAATGGCGTCTTTAGTTGGAAGATTATTATACTTCTCTATAAATTTAAATATTTCACCAAACAATAATTGTTCAACACGATTACCAAAGTATTCTTCTTTGATAAAAGGTAAAACTTTTCTAGTGTATTCTTCTTTGAAGAACAGACCATTAATTATTGTATTTTCAATTCGTGATTGCTGTACCATCTTTTAATTTCTCTTCTAGTAGTTCTAATAATATGTCACCAATATAATCTATAAATTCAGAATTGTCAAGCAAATCCAGGTCGTTAGGATTCTTGTCAACTGTATAGTCAAACTTCATAGGTAACTTTCCGTCAGGAAGTTGTTCACTTTCTGGTGCAAACGCAACTCTACCATAATGGTAAATTACATCTTTGAATTTACCCTCTGTCAACTTGATACAAGAATAATCTGTGCCCTCTTTCTGAGCAAAGGTATATCTTCTACTCTTCGTCTTGTCCGTATGTGAATTTTTTTCTTGTGTACTCATCAATCTTATCTAATACCTCTTTTGTAAAATATTTTTCTGGCTCTGTATTGATAGACTTACCAAATACTTTTGTACCGTCTGGCATTTCATATCTGGTAGATACTTTCTTAAATACGCCACACTCTTCACCTAGTTCTAACAGACCATAATGTCTATCTAAACCTTGTTTGTAGGATAGTCGTACATCAATTTGAGCATTTTCTTTTGTTATTCTTGACTTATAATTTTTACAATGAATGATATTACCAACTACTTCGGTACCGTCTTTTTCTTTTCGTTTACCTAGATAGATGATTGATGAAGCAGCGTACTTCAAACCTGAGCCGCCACCCATTTCTTTTTGTGGGAACATAGAACCAATAACATCATATGTGTGATTGGTCATAATCATAGGAACACCTGCTTGACCTAGTTTTAAGGTCAATACTCTGAAAGTAGATTTGACAATCTGTGACCTTGTCATATCTCTAGTTTCTTTACCGGCAGCCGTATCTTCCATTTCTTTTGTAGTAGATAACATACCTAAACTATCTAATACAAACATCATTGGCTTTCTACTTGCCTCTGGTTGTTCTAAATATTTTTCAATTACTTTAATTGATTGAGCTCTGAATTCTTGTACTGTTGCAACAGGCATTACAACTATTCTACTACTATCTACACCACGAGTTTCAATCATGTCTTTTGATATAGCATTTTCTGATTCAAAATAAATTACACCTGCTTCTTTGTCTTTATCTAAAAAACTTTTTACTATGCCTAATGCAAAGAATGTTTTACCTGTCGCAGCTTCACCAGCAATTGCTGTGATACGATTGTTTGGTAAACCACCGTAAATTGAACCTGATAATAAGGCATTGAATGAGTATGAGCCAGTATCAATAAAACTATCTACATCACCTCCGGCAACGCCATCTTCGGCTAATGTAGCGTATTCATTACCTGTTTCTTTAATTATGTCTTTTAAAAAGTTGCTCATATTCTATCATCTCCTTGTCTGTATAACAAATTGTATACCATTTTAAGTTCATACTATAACATGCCTGCTTGATAATGTCAAGCTTGGAAGGCGGAAAATCAAAACTTTCATATTCATTCGGTTTCTTGTATATTGTTATCCGCATTTGTCATCTTATAATATCTATTTCACTATCTTTAGTCCACACTTCTAGGTCATTTCGTAAACGACCATCACTATTTAGATTGTCAAATCTTTTGGTAGCCATCTTTCTCCACCATTCTATTAGTTCGTTATCATGGAATCTATCATAGTTTGGTGCTCTGACAATCTTATCTGTCTTACCATTTACTATATCTATATAGTTTTCTATACCATAATTTGATACATAATAACGCTTCTGTTCGGTAAGTTTTTTTGCATTAATAATTGTGTTCTTAAATTTTTCTAGGTCATCACCATCTAGTGCTTTCTTTACTAGACCTTGTATAGCAGTTGTAATTTTTAACTTTCTACTTGAAGCGTCTTCTTTAATAAAGACACCAATTTTATCTTCAACATAGTCTAACATATCTTTAAATGGTTTACCATGTATCATTGGTATAAAATCACTATCAGTTAAACCTCTATTTCTCAACATAGGTTTCATACCATCATATTGACTAGCAGATTTACTGTTACCATATAAACTAGTGGTTTCAAACATAACTAAATTCATATCATACTTCTTGTTCAACATCTCTCTTACTTG